TTGCGGGCACTTCAACGGGAAGATTTTCCTCATCCATATCCGAATTCGGAACTGGAGGAAATCTCCAGAATGTTGAAGAATCTCTCCGTAGCATCTTCATTGCTGATACAGGATATAAATTTGCTAAACTTGACACTAAATCAGGAGAATCGTTCTGTGTAGGCGGTATTGAATGGAATCTTTTTCGCGATGGTAAGTATCTAGATGCCTGCGAATCCGGTGACATTCATACAACCGTAGCCCGACTTGTATGGAATGATGTTGAATGGACTGGCGATATCAAAACTGACAAGGCTCTCGCCGAGCTTCCGTTTTATCGCCATTATGACCGTCGATTTATGTGTAAGAAAATTGGACATGGATCAAATTACAATGGCATGCCTCCAACATTGTCAGAGCAGGCCAAAGTTCCACTACAACTCGTCAAAGATTTTCAGCCTAAATATTTTCAAGCCTTTCCTGCCCATAAGCAATGGCATACTCATGTAGAAGAAACTTTACGTAAGAATGGTTATATGGTATCTCTCATGGGTCGAAAGCGTTGGTTCTTCGGTCGTAGATCAGATGCATCAACTCTTCGAGAAGCGATTGCGTATGATCCACAATCATCACTTGCAGATATCGTCAATCAAGCAATGATTAATATCTGGCGGGAAAACTTTGTGACAATCGTAGCTCAAGAACATGATGCGATTGTTTTTATGTATCCCGAGAAAGATGAAGATAAAATCATACCTCGGTTACAGGCTGGTATGGTCGTGCCAGTTGAGCTTAAAGGTGGTCGAGTTATGAGTATCCCTTCCGATGTTGCTGTTGGATTCAATAAAGGAAAATATCACCCAACCAAAAATCCAAACGGACTTCGCGAATACAAAGGCCATGACGATAGGAAACGGATCAAGGAAGCAAGTCTTCTCGACAGACTCGTATCTAGAAGGACTGGGCGGGGCATATGAGCAAGCGGCCAAAGAACACTTCGGATAATATAGATGGTAAGAGAAAGCTGGAATCTTGGATCGAATCCTTCGTAAACCAAACCGCTAACCTCCACTCCCCGCCGATCTTCCGCAAGTGGACAGCAATCAACACCATCGCGTCTGCACTTGAGCAGAAGGTTTGGCTGATGACTTCCCGGCCGCTTTATCCGAACCTCTATACCTTCCTCGTCGCCCATCCCGGCGTCGGCAAGACCCGAACCATCAACGAGGGCAAGCACTACGTCCGCGAACTCCCGGAGTTCCACCTTGCGCCAATCTCGATGACCTTCGCCAGTCTTGTCGATAGCCTCGTGAAGGCCAAGCGGAATATCATCCGGCCCGGCGACGATCCAATTGACTACAATTCCATGTCGATCTTTGCCGACGAAATCGGTGCGTTCATCCATAAATACGACAACGAAATGATCGACGGGCTTTCGGCGTTCTACGATCCGACGCCATACCAACAGGTCCGCAGAACCAGCGACCTCAAGATCAAGATCGAAAACCCCCAGATCAACCTACTCTGCGGATCAACTCCCCAGAACCTAACCGATCTTATGCCGGAGAAGGCTTGGGGACAAGGATTTACCTCGCGGTTGATTATGGTATTCTCCGACGAAAGGATCATTGGCGATGACTTTGCAGAAGTCGAACAATCCTATTCAGCAGACCTTGCAAACGATCTTGGGATCATATATGAACTCATTGGTCAGTTTGAAGTTACCAAAGACTATCGAGACGCCGTCAATAACTGGCGTGCCCTTGGTGAGCAGCCTGTACCCAATCACCCTAAGCTTATACACTATGTCACAAGGCGACGTACTCATCTATATAAATTATCGATGGTCAGCGCGGTCGACCGAAGTAACGCTCTCATTCTAACCAAAGACGACTTCAACCGCGCAATGGGCTGGCTCTTAGAAGCCGAACGCACCATGCCAGAAATCTTCAAAGCCGGTGCCACATCGGCCGATGCCCAAGCCATGGAAGAAATCCTCCACTTCGTCCAACTACACGACGGCGAATGGGGCGTGAGTGAGCAGAAGATCACGAGGTTCGCCCGTGATCGCTTGCCCATTCATTCCATCGGTAGGGTGGTGGATATCTTGGAAGGGTCTGGTCAGATATTCTTACTGGGGATCGACAAATCCACCAAAATCAGATACTTCACAACCAACGCATCGCGGCTACAATAGCTTACTTAAAAATCGCCTTTAGGTGATCAAACGACCAAGTCACAATTCCGCCGAGAAGCGCAGCTAGGCTCATAAGGCCTAGCTGCTTGTCTTTGTAAGTCTCTAGTGCCCGCAGTCGGGCACCATGTTCATCCACAACTTCATCGAGCTTCTTCTCGATCCGCTGTACACTATCATTAAAGAATGCCTGTCCTGCCCGAACGTCGGCAACGTCCTGAACCAACTTCTCCATTGCTGTCTCCGACATTTCGTAGCGCATCGGGAATCCCTCAGGCTTTGGTGGCATTCTGAACAGTCAACCAGATATTCCAAAGCGACCGAAACGCCTGAACAGTATTCGTCGGCGGAGCATTGCAGATAACCTGAGCCGCCCGCATGGCCTTTGCCTCAATCGCGATGTTCTTGGCGCTGATCCGATCCTTCAATTCCTGAAAGTAACTATCCGCAACCGCGATGATCGCGCAGGCCTTGGGCACACTTCCCTCAGCCAGCTGGGCCAAGGTATTGTCAATCGTCCCCACCGCCGAGCTAATCTTCGCCCATTCATTCGTTGCACCACAAGCGCCAAGAGCCAACGGCAGAAGAATCGCGCCAATCTTAATCATGGGTTTGCTCCATTTCCTTCGGGGGTCACCATTACAACCTTTTCGCTGGGAATCTTCCCAACCACAACCGGGTCCTTCACGTCGATTTTGGCAACAAGCTCATTCGCCGCAACCGCCTTGATCTGCGCTGCCGGGCTTGCCGACCGACTCGCATAAAGCCCCGAGATAATCGCCACAACCGGCGCAACCGCCGCGGAGATTTCCCCCAGCGACTGAACGATCTGGGTAAACGAATTCTTCAACGTACTCGCCTGATCGGGCGTAATGAGATTAAACGTCGCCATAAGCGTTACCGCGCCAGCGATGAACGTCACCACATGCCGACCAAACGCCACTATCTGATTTTGGTTGGGCAGATTCATATCAACCTCCTATGCTAAGCCAGTTGTCGAGCCTATCTATCCAAGGATCAGGATGATTTAATTTATGTGCCATTTCTTCTTCAATGTCAAGAAACATCGTAGTAGTTCTAGCACCGAGACGCCCATCAACAAACCAAGCGCGGTCTTTCTTCCGTCGAGTAACCAATCCCGGCAGGACCTTACCGCCACCACGAGTCCAGTCCATGAACTTATCCGCGGCTACAGCTTTATTTCCATAGCGATAAGCCCGCAGCAAAGAAGAAGATCGGAAGGCACCAAGACCAATGTTGAAAGCCAAGTCCACAAGCGCGTCGAATTCATGCTGCCTCACTCCCTTTATATCCGCAAGCATTGAGCTTACGCCAATTTCAAAGGTATTCAAATCCACTGCCAGAATCTCGTCAGCTTCTTTATTTGAAATTATCTGACCGGGATAGACCTTAGGCTTACCTGCCTTTGAAGTATGGCCAAAGCCAATGGTCCAAATACCAACGCAATCACGATACGCAGTCAGGCGTAGACCTTCACTAGGTTCTGTAACCTGATGCCTACATTCCTCTGACATTTTCATCAGTGCTTTCCTTTCCAATAGTCATCCCAAGATTGCGAGTGTTTATTGGTTGTGCCATACCGCAAACCAACCGCCCATTGCCAAGCGTTCTTTGGATTCTCTTTGCCGGTGTAAGTATCAAGCCCAAACCTAAGCACACGGCCAAGTTGTACACCCGGCCCGCCAGTGATAGCGCCAACAACCGAGGCCCAGTCTTGAATAAGCCGCCCGGCGTGTTCTTTGTTAAACGGTTCGTTCTTCATAAAGTCACGGATAACATTATACCCAGTGGACAGCGCTGTGCCAGTAAAGCCCATCTGCGGATCACGGCCCATCGCCATAGCCGAGCCGATATCGCGAAGGATTGGCCAACCGCCAGAGAGCGTAAACAGTAGCGACTTGCCAGCCTTACTCGCCCAGCTTTCATCATCTTTATGCGGATGTGGCGATACGATATTCTCCACAATCATCGGCCAGATAACGTAAGCAAAAGCTCCACCAAGAATAGTAGGCGCAGTTGCCAAGCCCTTCTGGACTGGATTGCCTTCTGTCAGCTTGTATATATCTCCAGCTTTCCAGACTGTCTCGATCTGGCGATTAAGAATGTCCGACCAGAAATTATAGATCGACACAAACCATGAATTCCAATTCCGCTGAACTGCTGTTCGGCTGGTGCTAGCTGTCGATCCATGTGCGCGACGAACTGCTCGGTCGCCAAGAGCTACTGCCTCACCATGGTCAGAACCTTCTTCCATAGCCTTCATATACGCCGCCAGCCAAGTCGGCCGGGCCGATGCCATATCAGACCAAGCCACAGGCTTCGAGGCAAACTGAATCATCTTTTGCCGATAGTATTCAACAGCATTCGTCGGGTCGTGTGATGCCACACCACCAAACAAAGTCTCTTGCCAGTTCCTATCGCGGCGTTGAATTTCCAGCGAATTTTCATCAACAAACTTAACCCACTTAGCGCCAGTGGTTTCATTCACCGAATGCATCATCCGCACAGCCTTGGCGAATTCCATCGGCCCAACTTCTTTCATCGACAAAAACAATGCCGTTGGACCATGCTTCATCGGCGTCGAAGGATTGAACCCGACTACGTTACCGATCATATTCTGGCGCAGCGACTCTGAAAGCCAAGCAAACCCCTGCATGTTCTTGGCCATGTAGTTCTGCGAATTGGCCACGCCTACGATATAATCGTGAAGCTCACCTTCCCAAGCTTGGCCGAAGTATTTATAAACCGCATTCGAGATTGCCTTGTCATGGAAAACCTTAGACGCTTGAATGATCGCCGGACGCATGGCGTTATCAAACAGCATCTGGTTCATATGACCGACCATGTAATCAAGATTGGTCGCCAGCGGATAGATCGCGCCCGTGCGAAGTTTAGTATGTCCAGCGGCAGGCAGTGTATTGACCCAATTCTCCTGAGCCAGCACATCCTTAAAGCGCTTGGTCGCCACGTCCCCAAATTCAGGGTGCCGAATCAGCGGATAATACCCGCCAGCATATTGTCCATGCGGAGTATCCACAGGACGAATCTGAATGTTCTCCGGGGCAACGCCAGATAGCGAACGATACATCGTATCTGTATCACGTTTAATTTCCTTGAATATATCCCAAATCCCCTGAACAAAATCCCAATCTTGTTTAGTCGCATGTTGATTCACCCAAGCCATAACATCGTCGGACTTGAGCTTATATCCATGCGACATCTTTACGAGGTTCGTATCATTTCCTGTATTCAACATCACGCCAATAAGATCACGTCGCGTGAAAGTCAGCGGCATGTCGTTCTTTTGATTCTTAAACAGCGGGTTGTCAATGGTCCGCCCAAGGTTATCCGGCGAAGGCAACGCTGAAATCTTCTTGGCATAATCCTTCTTCCATTTATCGAACTGAGCCGTGCCATCAGCAAGTCCACGGAAGACATACTGGAACCAATTATTCCGTGGATTGTACCCGTCGAGGCGATTTAGAAAAGTCTCCATTTGCACAACGCCAGTGAAATACTGATCAGGTAGCAGACTCTTCTTGCCCTTACCGACCTTGGCCAGCTTTCCATGAGCTGCATTCTCGATCGAATCCACAAACTCGGTTTTCAAGTCTGCCCAATCCGCAGCCTCGCCAGCCTTGTAAATCTTCCGCTCTTCACGGCCGTTGTGAACTAGAGTCTTAATGGTATCATGGATCGCCCGGAACTCACTGGTTGTAAGTTCGCTGTAATCCTTACGCCAGCTAGCATCATACAGCTGATCCCAAGCATCGATCGCCCGGAAATCCTGCTGCTTACGCTCGACAAAATCCTTGAGATTCCCCTGCCCGTCATGCCGAGCCAAAGCCTCTTGCAAATCCTGAATCGATCGTCGAACAGGTTTGCCAATTTGCATCATGATCTGATGTGCATAGTCTGTATATTCTGGTTCCATGCTAGAGACTTCGCGCTTGGATAAAGTCTTGAAAGTCTTCTCCGCCGAAGCTTGTTCCTTTTGAATCTTCCGCGCCTCAGCCGCAAGCAACGCGGTCTGATACTTTCGCTGCATCAGCACCAGAGCTTCTGCATTCTTCCCGGCGATCAGCGCACGTTCTGTATCGCGTCCAACCTTACCCATAATCCCAAGCAAACGCTCTACGTTAATATCCGACATTTTCATATTGTCGAACATCCGCATAACTTCGGCTTTGGCAACGTTCTTATCAACAACCTTAACTCCCGCAGCCATAGCCGCGCCCTGCCATTCCTCAGAGAGAATCTGGAGGTTGGTTTCGCTCAGCGCCTGATCCATCGCATCAAGCATGATGTTTTGTTGAAGCTTCCCGAACTTCTCTTCCATCCGGCGATTGGTTTCTTCATCAATCAGCCGCTTGAGGTTCTCTTGTGCGGATCGGCCTTC